GGGTGCGTTAACGGCACAAGCTGGAAGTAAAAACGGGATAACTTCGTAGCCTTCAACTTCCAGATTAAGCTGCACTTCGTCGAATACCATTCCCCCGTTCCAATTAGTAAGGCCGCGAACGTTCTCGCCCACAATCCAACGCGGCTGAATTTCCCTAATTGCTCTAAGCATTTCCGGCCATAAATGTCTGTTATCTGCCGTTCCAAGTCTTTTTCCTGCACTTGAGTAGGGTTGGCAGGGGAAACCCCCTGTAAGAACATCGATTTGTCCTTTGTGAATAGTAAAATCTGTTTTGGTAATGTCATTGTAACTAATTGATTGTGGAAAATGATATTTTAATACTTTTTGCCCAAATTCGTTCCATTCGCAGTGAAATACGTTTTCCCAGCCAGCCCATTCGGCTGCTAAGTCAAAACCGCCTATTCCACTAAATAAACTTCCATGCGTCATTTTAATAGTTTTTTATGTATTCGTTATTGACTTTTGTAATATAACTTTTATCGATCCAAATTTTACATAATTGTTTGGCCCAGTTCATACCCTTTGCGTTTTGCTCCTGGATCTCGGCAACTAGATTTTTGTACGCAATAGGGCCGTATATAAGCTGGTTTATTATGTTTTTGTGGTCAAGTTCTGTAAATTGTTTTGGGTGCTTAATTTCAGGCTTTTTGCTTTCACCTTCAATAGATACTTGCTGCCAGTTGCCGCCAATATTCATAAGTACGACTGGATCAAAATCTTCGCTAGATCGTAAAAACCTTGGCTGTAAAGTAAAGGTCTTTTTGTCTTTGTCTTTTACCATTTCTAAGGTGCTAGAAGCCCAGCGATCACAATTTGAACCCAGGTGTCCTAGTGTCTGCGCGCCTACGCCTTTACCCTGGTGTAATACGCCTACAAATAAACAGTTATATACCTTTGTAAGACGTTTAAACCAGTTTACTAGCTTACGGCTTTCAATTTCGCTGTTATAGTCAAAAATAAGATCCAAAAGGCCATCAATAATAATAATTGGACAGTCCAGGTTATTTTCTAAATAGTTAACTATTAAGGCCCTTATTTCAGCCGGGCCGTCCTCACGCACGGTGAAACAGTCGCACCAGGGCGGTAAATTGTTAAGATTGCTAAATTGCTTAATTCTATTAACTTGTCTATAAAAGTCGTAATCGCTGCTCTCGGTGTCAAAATACGCAATTCTGCGCCTTCCTTCCGGGAAAGTAAATTTCATTGAAAATACTTCACCTGGTTGGAAAGCGCTTGCTATTGCGGCCGATAATATAGTGCTTTTTGCTGTTTTTGGTAAGCCCGAAATCACAATAAAGTTTTGTAAAACTCCTATGGGCTTATTTTGAACGGTAAACACTACCTGGCTTTGTGGGGGGATATAGTCAGGTTTAAATTTTCTAGCTGCAAGTTTTTCTTCTAAAGTTAATTTGTTTTGTCCGTCTATCATTAGATCCTTTGTAATAAACCAATTAAAATGGCTGCAATAATTAGGGCTATTACAGCTTGAACATTGGGGCTACATCTCAATAACCTTAACATTATTTTCCTTTTCATTTTCTATTTTTTCTAGGGTTAAAAAATATTCGTTTGCTAATATTTCGCATTCTCTTAAAAGTGTGGATAGTCCTATTTTACTATGATTGTTTTGCATTTCTTTAGCGCAAAGGATATGTAATAAAACATACTCGTATTTTGACATACCAGGGATTGGGGCAACTAACCTGCCGAATTGATCCTGAATTGGCATACACGGTAAAGCTGGGGCGTTTTTATCTATTTTCATTTGTTTAGTTTTTAATTAGTTAAAGCTAATTGAACAATAGCGTCCTGAATTTGTATTTTTTTTTCAGCAAATCGTTCATTTATAATTTCTAAAGTTTTTTTACATTCATGATGATTATATATTAATTCATCATTATGTTCTATTTCTAAATCAATTTTTTTGATTTGATCTTCTAATAATTTTATTACATCTTCCATTTGTATATTTTATTATTGGTATCTAAATTTTTTTCATAATTCATAGCTACTAGGCTTTTCTGTAAATTCCTTTACTGCAATAGAAAGGTATTTGTTATTGGCTTTACTAATCTTTACCCAGCCAGCAACTTCATATAGTTTGCCGTCTGCTTTAAAGTATCCCTGGTAATCGGGTTGCTTTTCGTTTTTTTTGTTTTCTACTTTGTTCATTGATCCAAAGCCGTCGGCTAGATCCTTTAAATAATCGTTTTTCATTTGTTTAGTTTTAATAAATTGATTAATCTGTATGTATAATAAAAAATATGTGAAGCTGCATAAGTTAAAATGCAAAGCGGTATAGATATTACAATAAAAAAGATTACTGCAATAAATCTTATTAATTTTCTTCGCATTGGAAACTGTTTTCTAGTCTTTTAATGTCGTACTGGTAATGCTCCAGGGCCGCGTCTATCAATATCCTAAGTTCAAAAGATAGATCAAAGGGAACGTCATTTTCGTTTAATGATAAAAATTTACCACTTGTAGAATAGAAAAAAAATGTACATTGTTCGTACGGTGTAAGTGCGCGTAATGCTTCTAAGCGCAAAATTTTAGATTGTAAGCTGGCTATTTCGCCCAGGATCTTACTGTCGGTTTTTAGGTGCATATATTAGGGTTTTTGTTTGTCGTTGGTAAAATTATAGTAAAAACGTTTAAACTACCAAATTTATTTTATTAGGGGCATAAAAAAGCCCAGTATTGAAATACCAGGCTTTTACTAATCCAAATCAAAATTTATAGAAACCAAACTTGCTTCCTTATGCTAAAAATAACGCTTTTTCCTCGTTTCTGCGTCTTGTTAGGCCCGGTAATGCTACCTTTTGGCCGTTTACTGTGCCTTTATTCCAGCGATCAAACTGGGCCGCTACTTCTGTTTTAGGTGCGCCGCTATTTAATAACCTTAATAAAGTGCTATTTTTAAAGTTTCCAATACCTACGTTGTACACAAAACTTGTTAAACTATCTAACTGGTTTTGGTTTATAGGTACTTTTACTAGGGCTTTAATCTGTGGCACTATGGCTTTGGTTTCTTTTCTAAGCCATTCCACCGCTTTAGCCTGGGTTACGCTATCACCTAATTTTACTGGCCTATTGGCGTCGTAATTATAAGTAGATCCATAACCAACTGTGGCAATTCCAACTGGATCTATGTATGCGTCCAAGTACTTATTTATGTCGTCGGCTTCAAACTTTTTAATAAGTTCTTCGGCCTTTGCCCCTATTGCCATTGTGCTGCTTAATAAGATTAACGCCACAACTCCAATAACCAGGTATTTTTTAGCCTGGCTTGTCATTATGGTCTATTGTTTAAATTGATGTCAGCGTCTTTTGCTGCAAATAAACCTAGGCCGCTTAAAATAGCTGTAATACCACTTGGTAAATCACCTTTTAATACAGTTGCTACGCCAGTAATTACAGCGCCTAGGCCAAATAATGATGTTTTCCAGTTCTTAAACATATACTTTTTATTTTTGGGTAAAAAAATCAAGTTTTGTTTCAATGCGCGCCAGACGATCTAATATTTCGGTATTGGTATTATTGTGCCTGGATAAATCACGTTCAATTTTATCCAAACGGTTTTTGGTTGTAAAATAAAAGCCACCACCAGCGGCAATAAAAACACATATACTAAATAACAGTTCTGTCGTCATTGTCTTCGTTTTTTAATATTTCTCTAGCAACTGCGTTATAAGCGTCGGCCGCTGTCATTGCCGCGTTTAAATTTTCAAATAAACCGCTTTTGCTCGCTGCGTCTAAAATTTGTTTGATAATTCCTAGTGCTTGTTTGGTTTCCATTTGTTTAGTATTTAAAGATTGATTAAGCAAGTGTAATATTAAGCTGTGCAGCGGCCCACTGATAAGCTGCTTGGTTAACATCTTGGGCGCTACTCCAGATTAAATAATCTGCTTCGTCCATTGTTAAATTTCCGTCTACAAGTTTAACAGCGTCGGCGTCTAATAACTGCCAGTAAAATGTTGCGCTGTTAATTAAATTATCGTTTATGCTTTGTAAATTAAAAAGCGTTGCTGTTTGTTGTGTTCCGTTTACCCAAAGGGTTAAAGGTTGTATTGCTTGCATATAATTTTATTTATTTTAATATACTATTGATAAAACACCAGTTGCACTTTTATAAATATCACCTGCTACTAATCCACCTGCTAATGCTAATGCATTTGTTGCGTATACTGGTGTATTTGATATATTAACTATTCCATTTGATTTAATACGCATACGCTCAGTAATATTACCACCATTAGAACGTGTAGCAAATGAAAGTTTACCGGCAAAATCACCTGATGTGGCGTTTTCTTTACCGCCATAAATACCTACAAGTGGTAAATTTGATGATCCATTAAAAAATGTAGCAAATGCAATACCAGCTTGTGGTGTAGTAGAAAAGGCGTCCGAAGATCTAACGACTACATTATATTTTAAATCGGTATCTGTTGAAGAAGCAGAATTTACGTCCAATGCTTGTGCTGGTGAAGATGTACCAATACCAGTATTTCCAGTTATATAAGCTGTTCCAGTAACTTGTAATTTTTGCCCCGCGTCTGTTGTGGTACCAATTAATAAGTTTCTAGATGTGCTTATTCTAGCTGCCTCTTGTGTGTTAGTACCATTATATATACCAAATAAAATAGGACTTGCAGTAGTTGAACTATTAAAAATACAAAAATCACGATCTGCACTACCCTGGATAAAATTGTTTGTAGCTGTTGAAATACCTAAACCGGCGCGTTTTGTTGCTCCAGTAACCGCGTCGTCTAATCTTAAACTAGGTGCGCTTGCGCCTACTATTTGCACGCCGTTGTCAGCCGTTGCACTTGATACGACTAATTTTCCCCCGCCTACTGTTGACGTGCCAATTAATACCTGGCCCGTTGTCTTTTTAATTGTTAATGATTGTAGTGATCCTATTACGTCGAATATTTCAAAGTCATTGGCACCAGCATTGTACAAATTACCAATACGCCATAAACTAGATCCACCATTTTGAAAAGCTATTCTAGTGTCATTTGTAGCAACTGTTTGGTTGAATTGCGCTATTGTATTACTAGCAGAATGTATGTCCAAACTTGCTGTTGGTGCATTTGTATTAACGCCTAAACGACTATTTGCAGTGTCATAAAATAAGTTATTTGTACCGGTAATTGTACTGGCGCCGTTCCAATATGTTACTTGTCCAGCTGCACCAGTACCGGTAACCGTACCAGTTCCTGGGCCACCGATTAAATCCCAGGTTGTACCGTTATCGCGATAAAATGCAAAAGTATCTGTTGATACAAAGATCCTACCAACAAAACCAGCTGCGGGCCTATTGGCTAACGTATCGGCGTAAAACGCCGGCGTTTGTCTTTGGTTTAATATGGATAAATCTATATTTGGCATTATAATATGTAATTTTTCTTAACAGTTACTAAATTGTTGAAGCCACCAGTATCAATAAATTTTGCAAAGAATTGACGGGTAGTAAATTCACCCTGGTTGCCTTCTATTTGCAAACTTTGGTTTTGTTGCAGCGTTACGCTTTCAATTTGCACCGCGTTAGATCCGTAATTTATAAATAATATACTGTTACAGTTACTTGTTACATAACCGCTCAAATCGTATGTAATAAAGCTAACATCGTAATTTATTAGATCCGCTGTAAGTTTGAAACTTGCCATTGTTTTTTTATTAAAGGTGAAAAGAAAATTAAATTGTGTAAGGTACGCCCACACGTTTAACGCCGCTCACCTGGTTAGCGTAATATGTTTGGTAAACTTCGTCTTGGCTATGTTCTAATTGTCTAGCTGGTGCGCCAAATTCCATTATTTGATCTACAATACTAACAGATTGCGTTGCAACTGCTGGTTGTGTTTGAGATGCGGACGGTGTGCTAGATCCTGGTAAATCTCTCATTCCTGGTTGACTTGTTTGTATTGGTTGTTTTTTCTTATACATAAAGAAATACCAATAAGCTGCGCCAGCTGCTAGCAATAATATTAAATTTTTGTTTTTCATAGTTCAAAGATTGTTTTTTCGTAGTCTGTTAAATCTTTTGCCGCATCTCTATCGTCCGGTAAAAATTCGCCTTTGTCAAGTGGCCCTATTTTAATAGATCCTTTTCTTTTTTTCATAGCTGCGTAAACAATTACGCCAGTTAATAAAAGTAATATCAATAAACTGCCCTTTGTTTTCATCTTAATAGTTTTTTAAACCGTTAACATATTTAATTAACTGGTTTACTTGATCTGCGCTAAAACGATCTGCGGGCCAACTTAATGGGCCGCCACCTTGTAGCCAATTTAATAGATCCTTTCCTTTTACCTGGTTAAATTTATCCGCTAAATAACTAACCTGGCTTTTTGTTTTAAGTTGTTTAAATACGCCTAAAACAGCGTCAAAATCGTCTGTTATGTATCCTGGTGCGTTCCATATTGTTTCAATAAACTTTTGCACCTGGGCATTGGTTATAATTGTCGCGCCACCTTTACGCCAATAATTAGGGTTCCAGGGGCTGCCTGGGTTACTTGTCTGCGCTTCAATTTCAAGTTCTGCTTCACTTTTAGATAAGCCCACGCCTTCCAATAACGGTTTAATTACTTTGGTATATCCAAAATAAACGACCACTAGGCCAATTATTAAGCTGCTATTATCTTTTAAAAAATTACTTTGGGCCATTATAACATAAATAATAACGAACTAAGTTTTGCGCTTCCCATTTCATTAAGTTTCCTTAAATGTTCAATAGTAACACCTTTGCTCATTAATGATCTTAAAATTTCTGTTGCTTCTGCTTCGTCGTCTATTCCGGCAAGCGCTGTTGCTGTGCCACCTTTGGCAAACATTCCAGCCACTAGGCCCATTACTCCAGTTACAATAGCTTGTTGCAAGTCAGGATTGCTTAACATTGCATTGATTGGGCTTACTGGTTCTTCTTCTTCTTCCTCTAGTTCGCCGATTGCTTCCAGAGCCGTTAATCTTGTTTGAAGCATACTATTTTGCTCAATAAGTTTTTCTAGTAACATTTCTGTCCTAGGGCTTCCAACGCCAGACATTTGTTGCATTGGTAAATAAGATTGTGGCCTATTTAGCTGAAAAGAAATACTGGTAAGAACTGGGCTAATTTCTTTTTTAGTACGGCCCCTACCAGTAGTTCCCTCGCTAATAACTTGTATTAAATACGGATTGTAATTTTCTATATTATTGCGAAGCTGTGTTAAGGCATTTACAAGTTCTTGGCGTCCAATTTCTTTTTCGCCAGCAAAATTGTATCTTAAATATTGTGGCGTTGGATTAACGCCAGCATATATTTTATACTCGCTTCCGTCTGCTGCGTCATAAAAATTTATAACTTCGTCAATAGTAAATATTTCGGGCCTAAAAGCTGCCATAATATAAAAATTTTACAAGTAGTAATAAATACCAAAACTATATGCTACGTTTGTTGTAGCTAATGCAGCTGAGGTACTAATAAAAGATTTTGTCCAGCTAATATCAATATCATTCATAGAAGGCAAATCAAAAACAAAAGGTGTTGAACCTTCCTGGATATTGATTAAACCTACGATTGGGATATTATAAATTAACTGAAGATCACCTTGGTATAAAGTCAAAAAAGATTGCTTTGCGTCGGCTACTGTTACTGGTGTTGATCCAGTTAGTGGCGTCTTACTGATTGCTCCCGCAACGTAAACTTGCAATGCTTCCACCTTGGCTTGCCTAAGTTGGGGAAGATCTGGGAAATAGAAGCGTGTAAGGCTAGAGCCACTAGGCACGCTGATCTCCACCGCTTCAAAACGTTTGATACGCATATCTTAAAATTAATAAATTAAAAAAGTTGGCCGTAATGTCCGACGGCCGGCGGCGGCGTTTTAGGCCCGCCAGGCACATATTGTTATACTATTTAACAGTAGTAACGTTTTGACATAAGATACCGCGTTGAATTACACAAATAAAGCTATTTGATGTAATTGAAGCTGGCGCACCGTTTGCAGTCAACTGGAAGTTGATGTTTGCGGCTCCGTTCATTACAATACCTGGCTCTACTGGGTAGAAACCGTCATTTTCAGCAGCAATTTGATCAATAGTATATTGAGCTGGGCTTGTTGCTGTTGCTGCGTTAAAGTTTGTATTTTGTTGTGTTTGTGGTACAAAATAATGGCGGAAAACGTCCCAAGCGGGCAAAATCTGTTCGTTGTTAATAGTAAGGTTCAAAAAACCGTTGTAAATCGACCATAAATCGTCATCACTTGTACTTGTAAACGCTGTTTGGTTAGGATAGCTGTATAATTTTGCAGCTGTATTTGTACTGCTACCAATACCGATAAATACCGCTAACTCGCTGAGAATGAACACGTCCTGGAGATTAAGGCGCTTTTCGTTTACCCGGCTGGCCCCGTTTTGGGTATCGTTAACTAATACTGGTATATGATAGTTTGCAATAGAAGTGCTTAGTGCTACTTCACTGCGTAAATAAGATTGCGTCAATTTAGCGTGATCTACTGAATATCCTAAACTGCGCACAAGGGACTTCGCATTTTCGAAGACCATTCTAGAACCCATAGCTGTTGCCATTGTTATAATTTTTTATTTTTTAATAATAAAGGTGAAAGGAAAATAATTAACAGCCTTCTTCGTCCAGGCCAGCTATTGACGGCGTCATATAGCTTTTGTCAACTAAACCTTCTCTGTTGTAATAAGCTGCGATCTGTGGCGCTTTGTAATCTACATCACTAGCAAACGCACCGATACCGTTTAATACTCCAAAAGATTGTACAAGTTTCAAACCGCCGACAGCGATCATACCAGCTGCAAGGCCTTGACCCGCTGCTCCTTTTACAAACTTAGGTAAGAACAAACCTACGGCAACTGGTACAGCTGCTTTGATTTTGTCGTTAACTGACGCTGGTAATACTTTACCAACTAATTGTGCTGCTGCTGCTCCGGCTACTGTATAAAGTATGCTAGACGCTGCGCCGCCCACTTTACCCATACCAGACATACGACGACGTCTGTGAGTAGCTTTCTTGTGTGCTTTTCTTCTACGCATTTTTTTTGTTTTTAATTATTGTGAAGTATTTAATTTACCAAAGTAATTGATCTGCATAATATCCTGGTGAACCTTTTACCGATCTATCTTTTTGGTGTCTTATTTTATAAAGTTTTCTTTTTTCGTCTGCTATCTTTTTACCGCAATATCTTGTAAAACCTGGGTAATCTAAATAATTAGGATCACCCACACTAGCTAAGAAATTACCGTAAACGTCATAAACATCTATTTTTTTATTTTTCTTTTCACTAGGTAAAACAATAACATTTAACTGTTTTGCTTTTCTTTTAGTATAAAGAGAAATTTTGTACATTTTATTTTAAAAAGTTTTTTTTAATTGTGCTGCGTGCGTTTTAGTTTCTTTGATTATTGAAACTAAATTTTTTATTGCTTTTTTTGCTTTAATTTTATCTTCGGCATTAAAATTTTTATATTTACTTTTTAAATTTTTTACAGTGCCTTCATAAATTTTTATAAATCTTAAAGAGTCTTTATATTTTTCAATTGAGCCTATCATATGTTTATGTTGCAATTCGTCTAACTGGTTAACTTGATCCTTTACCTTATGGATCTTATTTAATACTGACTGCTCACTAATTGGCTTACGTTTTTTTACTCCAGCTACTCTACGAACGTGTTTTTTAACTATTCCGTATTTAGTATGCTTCTTAGCTGCCTTTTTAGGTGCTGCTTTTTTTACAACTTTTTTAGCGGACTTTTTAGGTGCTGCTTTCTTAGTTGCTTTTTTCTTAGGTGCCGCGCCTACTTTTTTACCGTAAACGTGGGCAAACGCTTCTTTTAAAGAAACGCCAGTTTTAGTTCTGTATGCTATGGCTTGTTTAAATTTTGCCTTTGCTGTTTTTTGTGCTGCGGTCATTATTTTTTCATTTTTGAAAGTAAGAAAATACCAGCGCCCACAATTCCAAGTGTAACAAAAATATTCATACCGGCTTTTGTTGTTCCTGGTACGTCAAAACTGCTTTTTGATTGTTGTACTAATTGTGCAGCTTCTTGAGGAAAACCACCGCGGCTCAATTTGTCCGCAACGTCTTCTATTGTTATAGTTCTATTAAACCAGGTTGAAGGGCCTAAAATATTTTTAGTTCCGTTTGCCTGGATATATCTAACAATATTTAATGCTTCATTTTGTACGCTGTCGCCGTCATTAATTACCCAGTTAATTGCATTTGTACCTTTTGGAGCATTAATACGAACGTCGCTTGCGTCCCAGCCTTGCCAATCGTTAGGGTTAGGCTTGTTTGCAAATAAACTTGTTATATTTTTAACAAAATCTAAACCAGCTTCTACTATTGCAGCCGGATTGGTTGGGCCACCTTTTGAAGCAAAATCAAATGAACTTTTAATATTACCTTTTGCAAAATCTTTTACACTATCCCAAACGCCACTCATAGCTGGTAAATCTTGTAGTGCAATAGTTGCTTTATTAATTGCAACTTTATATTGCAATTCCTTACTAGATCCTGGGGTAATTTTACCAGCTTGCAAAAGTGTATCGCGATCGCGTACAAGTTTATCTCTATAAGCTGTTATTTCAGCGCGTTTGTCGTTTGATGTGTAGCCTACGCCGCTTAGTGCAATTAGTGCCATTTTTATTTTTTTATCTTTATAAAAACTAGGTTGTCTTTTTTCATTAAATCTTGCCAATACTGGATCAATCCAAATTTCTTTTTTTGTTCCTGGGTACATAACAGCAAAAACGTGCTGCGGCTCCCTGGTACTATCTTTATATCCAGCAAACCTAAACGCTAAAGGTACTTGATAAATACCTTTTCTGTTTAAGCTATCCAGTATGCCATTTGCAAATAATGCGTAACTTTTACAGTCGCCCGGCATTGCTACAATAGCGCTGGGGCTTCTCAAAGTTTGGTTGCTGGTGCTTTCAATATAGTACGGTACGTTAGATTTTAAAAAATTCCAAATATTTCGTGCCGTTTCAAGTTCGCTTTCACCTACAAAATAATCGCTTATTTTGTCGTATTCCTTCTCCCATTTATAGTGCGTTTCAACAATTCCGTCTATTATATCGGTAACTGTTTGATCCGAACTAACTACCCTTTTATAATTTTTAAAAGGCGCCAGCTTTTCTAATACTGCCGCTTTACTAACCATAAAAATTGTAATTTATATCAAAAGGTAAAAAGATCCCGTCAACTGCTGCCGTTCCAGTCAATTTAAAATTTGCCGACTTAGTTCTAATTACCTCACTAATTGCATTTATAGCCCCACTTAACGACGTTACAGCTTGTAGGGGTAAAACTACCTGGCTATTAGCTTTAATGTCAGTTTTTTGGTTATAATACACATCAGCTATCTTTTGGCCACTGGCTAAAAACAGTTCTGCGTTAATATTTGAAATTGAAGTTGAAATATTGGTTGGGTTGTATATTGTTACGTCCAAATTGATTTCAGGGTTTAAAAAGCTCCCGCCAATACGAATTTTAGTTATCAAGAAGCTAACTCCCTGACTAAAACGGTATTTTCCATAGATCCACCAAATTGCTGCGGCTCCGACTAGGACGCCCACCCATTTTTTAGCTGTCATACCTTACAAAGTTACGAAAAATTATTTGAAAATCAAACAAAAAAAATTTTTTTAAAAATAGTGTGTGTTGGTTAAACTTTTAGTTTAAAATTTATTATCTTTGCGTACGCGTGAGCTAGCAAAGATAAAAATTAAACCACCTATTTTAAACCACCTAAACCGGTTTAAATTATTTTCTTTTCACCTTTAATTTAAACCATTATTTAAGCGATATATACCAGGCACAAAAAAACCAGCGCTAGGCTGGTATTTTGGCGGCGTGCTGGGTTGCTGTCTTTATTTTAATTGTTCAACCAGACGCGGCAATAAAATCGTTTCGTTTTTTTCTCGTATAAATTTACATAATGTCCGCCAACTTTTCGGGCAAACTCAATAAAATTATCAACGCGATTTATATTTCGGTATTTTTTTGGTGTTATTTCTTTGTGATTCTCAAAAAAAATAATTGCTGTGTAATATTCCATTTTTATATATCTTTGTCGTGAAAGGAAAATAAAGCAGTTAATTAGGGTTAATTGTTTTGTCCAGGCGGTCAAATTTTTGGCCGCTTTTTTTTGCAACTAACTTTAAAAATTCTATGTCCTCGGGCTGTAATAAAACGCCGTTGTATTCTATACGCCAGTTGGCGCCTTTCTTTACTAGCTTAAATTGTTTCTGCATTAACATATAAGCTATAAATCGTTTAGTGTCCTTTCTCATATTCGTTTATTGAATTAAAAATTTGATATGCAACTTGTGGCACAATAGCGTTACCGTAAGCTTTTAAACTTTCTTGTCTCCATTTTGAAAAGGTAATGTTGTCCAATTCTTTGGAAATCCCATCATTTCCTCCACAAATAGCGGAGACAGATGGGAACGAGTCCCATACATTTCGTTTATACAACTTCCTAAATCGTCTCCCTTCCAATTCTCCGTTTTCCAATGCATATTTTTGTCTGATGTTCTCGGTGTTGGAAGCATTCCCATTGTTAATGCTCTTGTTAATGTTACTGAATGCATTGATCCTTTTTTCACTTGCGTTGATTTCATTGTTGCTGTTGCGTTGGTGCAGTCCATTGCTGTTGGTGTTGGAAGTAAACCCCTCAACGCCATTTGATCTAATGGCATTGTGAAAGGTTTGTGTCCTTTCTTTATTAGCCTTTTCATTCGATTGTCGTACTTCTCGAAATTTGTTTGCTCCATTTGTTGAGCTAGTGGAGTAGGCAATAAACCAGATCCGATCTCGTCTGTGGGGTGCGTTAACGGCACAAGCTGGAAGTAAAAACGGGATAACTTCGTAGCCTTCAACTTCCAGATTAAGCTGCACTTCGTCGAATACCATTCCCCCGTTCCAATTAGTAAGGCCGCGAACGTT